AATAAGCCTATGAGAATAAAGCGTGTTAATTGGTGCGGTAGTGCTTGCAAACATGAAACAGGCAAAAACAAAATCCACCCAACACAAAAACCCGTTGCGCTTTATAAATGGATTTTTGAGAAGTACGGAAAGCCTGACTTTAAATATTTAGATACTCACGTTGGAAGCGGTTCTATTGCAATTGCATTCGATGAAATGTTAAACGTTTGGGATTTAGCGGGTCACGATATTACTAACGCAGAATTAACAGCGTGTGAACTAGACAAGGACTATTTCGACGCGACAATCAAACGGCTAAATAATAAGTTTGGGAATTCGTACACGTTCGACGATGCGCCCGACAATCAAACGAATATATTTGGAGCATAAACCCGCGCAAAGCGCAATTAAATAACAATTATGATAACAGGTAAGACAAGAGAAGAAAGAATACAGGATTTATATATTGATGCTACGGTAGATGATGTTGCCCCAAATGTATTCGCAAAAGAGTTATTAGATTTAGTAACAGATTTAATACTTGATGATTACAATGATTATGTAAACATGATGTATCAAGAGACAGGATTAAACGAAGATGATATACACAAATTCAAAGAATGGTTATTGCATTAACCACTCATAAACCTATTTTACCACTCGTCACAAAACCCACAAAGAGTAGATAGTAAATACTTAGATTTGAAGAAAAAGAGATTATGGACAAAGAACTAAAACACTGGATAATGACCGCATTGCCTGAAAATGGCGAATGGTGGTCAAGCGGTTACGAAACGTTTATAGATGTTGGGGATACGCTATTTAACTACGGTATGCCAAGACATGAAATAAAAGAAACACTGAGCGATTTATACAGTGCAGTTTCGTCAGAGTACGGCAATTAAACACCCTCACAATAAGTGATTAATACAAAACACAATGGAAATGGAAAGAGAGATATTATTTAAAGGGCAAATGGTAACAGGTAGATGGGTATATGGATTACCTAGTTTAGATATAAAAGGATCAACTGCTTATTGGGATGAATGCTCGTACAGAATTTCTTGGAGCGAAGAGTCAGCGAGAAAAAACGCACCGATTAAAAATGGTACACTTTGCCAATTCACAGGACGATTTATTAAGGGTGAAAGGCTATTTGATGGTGATAAATTCCGTGTAAGGTCATCTGTAAAAATCATCAAGTATATTGACTCAAAAATGGCATTCTGTTTAATCAATGAAGACGATATACAGTATTTAGAAACTTTAGGTGATGGTTTATATCAAACCGCCAGCGATAAATGGTGGAATGATTTTTCTGACGACATGGAGTTAATTGGAAACATACACGATTGAGCCAACTTAAGAAATACAAGACATCCCTTTATCACCTCCACAAGCAACTAAACATGATGTATCAAGAGACAGGATTAAACGAAGATGATATACACAAATTCAAAGAATGGTTATTGCATTAACCACTCATAAACCTATTTTACCACTCGTCACAAAACCCACAAAGAGTAGATAGTAATTAGTTAGATTTGAATAAAAATAGAAGATATGAATAAGAATAAAATGGGATACAAAGTAACTAAACCAGACATGACATGTCGAGGTTATCAATACGAATTAGGAAAAGTATATAAACACGAGGGGAATATTTCTCTTTGCAATGAGGGCTTTCATTTCTGTCTACAAATCCAACATTGTTTTAACTATTATGATTTCGATCCAAAAAATAAAGTATTTGAAATCAAGTATGGAAACATAATAACAGAAGATGATCAATCAGTCACTAATACAATAGAGTTTGTGAGAGAGGTCGAATGGTCAGAAGTATTGTTTTTAGTTAATATGGGAGAAGGTAATACAGGTCATTCTAACACTGGTAACTGGAACACTGGTGACAGGAACACTGGTTACAGGAACACTGGTAACAGGAACACTGGTTACAGAAACTCTGGTTACAGAAACTCTGGTGACTGGAACACTGGTTACAGAAACTCTGGTGACAGTAACTCTGGTGACAGTAACACTGGTAACAGGAACACTGGTTACAGTAACTCTGGTGACTGGAACACTGGTGACAGGAACACTGGTGACTGGAACACTGGTAACTGGAACACTGGTAACTGGAACACTGGTGACAGTAACTCTGGTTACAGAAACTCTGGTGCGTTTTGTACAGACTCAAACCCTGTTGTATGGTTGTTTGACCAACCAACTGCCATAAAAGTCCGTGATTGGGAAGATAGTGACGCTTACAAAATCATGTATAATTTGAACCCAAACATTTGGATTTACAGTTCAGATATGACTGACGCTCAAAAAGAAGCTTATCCTGAACACGAAACAACAGGAGGATTCTTAAAATCTCTAACAATGAAAGATGCTTGGTCAGATTTATGGGTTAACCTAACAGATGACAAAAAAGAAATTTTCACAAATCTACCAAATTTCGATGCGGACAAATTCGAACAAATAACAGGTATAAACACCCTCACAATAAGTGATTAATACAAAACACAATGAAGACGATAACAGAATTAAGAAAGTCGTTGAGTTTTAATACTCATGAGATTAATAGTCAAATTGGATATTTTGCCGATAAGGTACAAGTAGACTTTGACGTATTCCTACCGACTAAAGGAATAAATTTACAACGTGATTTCGTTTGGGATATTGATCAAAAGCGTGAATTAATTTGGTCGGTACTCATGAATAGAAATATTCCAAGAATGGCAATTATGAATGTTTTCTCTAGCAATGAAGACACGGAAGGAATATATCAAGTAATTGATGGGAAACAAAGACTTTCAGCAATGATTGATTTTTACAATAACAAATACACGTTATTGATTCATGGTAAAGAATATTTATTTAATGATTTACCAATTGATTACCAAAGAGTAATTAAAGGTTACCACTTCGCGTACTACATAGCGCATGAGCCAATATCACAATCATTCACGGATGAAGATAAAATACAATGGTTTAAGTATATAAATTTCGCAGGAACTCCACAGGATCAAGAGCATTTTAACAAATTGAGTTGAGCCAACTTAAGAAATACAAAACTGTCTTACACCACCTCCACAAACAACTAAACATTGAAGGACTAAGTAAGAAGACGCTCGAAGAGCAAGTAAAGAGAATAGCAGGATTCAAGCAATACGATCCTTACACAATATACGTATTAATAACTCTAGTGTATTTAACCTCTGACGCTATGGGTTGTAAATTAAAAGAGGACGAACAAATTAAATTTAATTGGTAAGATATGGGAAAAGAAAGTATGAAGGTTTACGAGTACGATGAAGACGGTAAATACTTAAGATATCACGAAAGCATTGCAGAGTTTGCAAGGTTATACAACTTAGACAAAAATGTAACACACAACAGGGTAGAGTGTAAAAGTGTATTTTATTCGTTTGATGATGGTCGTGTTGCTAGTTTAAAAAGGATAGGCAGAGTAGGTGTCATGATTTATAAAGAGTACGTTAGAAGCCCATTTGTAGGCGTTCAGAAATCACATCACGATTCAAAAGGTAATGGTAATATTTATGAACTGTATGATTTAGACGGTGATATAATGGCGATTTTTCAATCTGATTGGCACTTAAAATTATTAACAGGAATAGATGTGTATACTAAGTTTAGTAATAAGAAAAATAACGACCCCGTGAAAATGGGTAACGGTATAATTATTAAGAGGATTGACAATCAGAAAGTTAAACAATAAAGTAAAGAGATATGACAACAACAGAATTAATAAACCTTCTCAAAAAAGTAGAGTTTGGAGGTAGTGGTAGAAGCCGAGAAATTACAATATGGACAGGAGAAGACTACACAACCGCAGTACTAAGCGAAAACCAAGAGTTAGTTATATCATCAACGGGTGATGGTATTTGTGGCGCGGAGTTAGATTTACATATACGGGCAAGTGATTAAAACTAAGAAGTGCAAAGGAAACGGGAAAGCCAAAGACTACGGATGAGAGTAAACGTAAAACCATTATCGGTTAATCAAGCATGGCAGGGTATTCAATATTAATTCGTATATTTGTGTATGGAAAAATGGGAAAACATAAAAGGATATGAGGGTTATTATCAAGTGTCAAACTTAGGAAATATAAGATCATTAAACAGAACTGTAAAATATAAAAACGGAAGAACTGCTAAGTATTCTTCAAAGATTAGAAAACCTTCTTTATCTGAATACAGAATGATTGCACTATCAAGGGGCGGCAAGGTTAAGATGTTTAAAATATCTAGGGTTGTTGCTATTCATTTTGTACCTAAAATAGACGGTAAAAATATAGTAAATCACAAGGATGGAAACAAGTATAATGACAAATCTAACAACTTGGAGTGGTGTACATATTCTGAAAATAGTCTACATGCAATATCTAAAAAATTAAAGGTGAATAAAAATAAAGTAAGTGGTGTTTTCTTTGAAGAGAGAAGAAACAAATGGAGTAGTTATCTGTACAGAAATAACAAGAATATGTTTCTAGGTCGTTTTGAAAGTGAAAAAGAAGCAATTGAAGCTAAAAAATCAGCACTAATCACACACGGAGAATGTATAAAATAAGAATTAAACCACTTTCAGTAAATTCCGCTTTCCAAGGCAAGCGTTTTAAGACACCAAAGTATAAAGCCTTTGAAAAAGAAATGCTTCTAACACTCCCAAACCTTAAGCAAGACTTTACGGGGCAATTGAAAGTTACAATTCAATACGGGTTTAGTTCCAAGTTATCAGACATAGATAACCCGTGTAAATTGGTTTTAGATTGCTTGGTTAAAAAGTATGGGTTTGATGATCGACAGATTTACGAGTTAGTACAAACTAAGGAAATAGTTAAAAAAGGTTTTGAATATATAGACTTTGAGATAACGAAATTAAACAGTGAGTAACCGCGCGAATGCGCAATAAGGAATAGATTTATATAAAGAATATAGAGTTATGAAAGAAACATTGGAAGAATTTTGGAACAACCCAGAACCAACAGAAGGGTATTATGCGGTATGGATAGAGCAAGGAATGTTAGATGATTTAGGTTGTTTATTAATTGGAGTTAACACAGGGACGGCAAAATATGAAGAGCAAAAAGGATGGGTTAAGTATCCTGAGTGGTTCGAAGCTGCTAGAGAAGAAGAGGTAAATGTAATGTTGATGTTTGAATTTGCCGTCTATCCTGACAATTAACCACTCCTCACAATTACTAAATTAAACAAAGACTAAACACTTACATTTGAATCATGGAAAGAGACGAACTAAACAAACCCGAAAGACTAGGTAAAGTACAAGCTGTTTACTGTATCTCAGGATTCGCAGTATTAACAGTATTATTCTTTATGCACTTAAACAATGTTATAAGTTTAGAGTTATTTGGATCGTTGTACATGGTGTTTTTAGTGTCTGCTTCGGTATTGACAATTAGGATAGTAAGAAAAATAAGAAGGATAAAATAGAGAGTTATGAAACAAATACAATTAGGATTAAATGGATTAGTGTTAGGTGTTTGTGCCTACTCGTTAATATTTAAAGGGTACAATCCTTTCCCTGTCGTGATAATGTTTTTAACGGGATTTTCCGCAATACTAACAATAGTTGCAGACCCATACAAATAAACAACCAATGCACACAGAAGTAGAGATAGAAGGAAACAAGTTTGATATTGATCAACAAGCGAAAGAGTACGCGTACATTAACGCGTACCCTGAGATAATCAGACGTGAAATAGTAATGACTCGCAACAATTGGACAATAAACACTTGGGACAATTTCACACAGCGATTCAGTAATGTTAAGATTTGGAGACGTGGACGTGTCATAAGGTTCAAAGGAACACAGAAAGAGTTTAACGAGTTGCACGATGAGTTGATAAGTGACGATTCAAACGGAAAGGTTATAGGAATCCACAACGAATGGAGTGAACCAGAACCGACTAAAGCACCTAAGTTTGTTCCTGTGTATCGAATAAAGGTTAAGCGACAAAGAGCAGGTTTAGCAGACTTTGCAATACAGAAGCCATTTGATAACGAACCGACCCGACAGGATGTATTAGAATTCTTGTTAAGTCGTGGGTGGGGTTATGATGATAGTCAACACGATTTTGAATATGAATTAATGTAAACAATAAGAAAATGGAAACAAAAAACATAATTAAGAAGCTACACGCTGCAAAGCAAGAAATTGAGACCGTATCAAAGAATGCAAAGAACCCACACTTTAAAAACACCTATGCAGATATTAACGCACTTATTCAAGCCGTTGAGCCAATACTATCAGCGAAGGGGTTACTACTATTACAACCTATCCAAGACGGTAAACAATACACTATAATCTACGACATCGAAAGCGGTGAACACGTTGAAAGTCATTTAGACTTAAATTCAGCACTTCAACCACAAGCGCAAGGATCAGCAATAACATACTTTAGACGGTACACGTTACAGAGTTTGCTTTGTTTAATGGCTGAGGATGATGATGGCGACAAAACCCGCAATGCACCGCCCGTATTTTTAGCGTCACACTTCGCAAAGTACCACAAAAAAAAGGTGAGTATTGAAACGATCAGACAAAAGGCAGTAGTTAGCGTTGAGATTGAACAGGCTTACAAGAAGTATCAAGAAGAAAACCCACACTAACATGCACAAACTAGCCATACAAGAACTAACAGCAATACGAGACAAGATAAAGGACGGTCTTAGAGACGATGGAACAAACCAAAGAACAGAGATTGACAAGATACACCAATTGAACTGGTGCATTAAGAAGTTAACAGAAATACAAAATGGTACATTATGAAGAGTAAGATGGAGGAATTATTTAAGAAGATAGACGAGAAAGGATTGAAAGTTAAATTCGGACTTGAAGCACAAGGGCACATTGAAACAATAGAAGCCGTCATAAAAGACCGTCAGAATAGCATGAATGAGAGTTTTCCAGATGATGGTATAAATGTAATGTATTCGAAATATGTATGGGACGAAATTGGTAGAGCCATTGGCTGGTGTCCATTAACAGCAGCTTTACACTACTTCAACCACTTATCATCGATTCAAACCGTTCATCCCAATAATGAACTTTAACCAATACAGTAACCGTATCTTTGAGGTGTAAACAAACAGCCATGAACTACCCAATAGAACAACTAACAAAGCTACGAGAGAAGAGTGAAAAGCTATCTAAAATGTCAGCAACGAGCAGAGCAGCAATCTATGTTGAAACCGACAAGATCAAGCAGCTTGACAGGGCTATTAAAGTATTAACGGAATATCAAACGGGCGAACTATGAATGATAATAAAAGATTGAAACTTGCAATTGCTTTAGAGCAGGAGCGCGACAGATTACCGAGGTATAACGCATTTGGTCGAGAAAACGATTTAAGTGAATATGCGGACACTTTGATGTATTTAAAAACAGGGTTCTTATCAGAAGATTACGAAGATAACGAAGATAACGATATGTTAATGTGTTGTGTTGAGGATATTGAGACAATGTATAAAGATTACGAAATTAAGTAAATACCACTCATCCGTGATTTAAACCGTTCAACACAATTACAAACTTTATCCGAAACAAGTAAGCTATATTTGTAGGGTAAACAAACAAGTAGAAATTATGAAATTAGAAGAAGAGCAAATAAAATCTCTGAAAAAAGAGATAGGAGAAAAAAGATTTAACGAAATCACAAAGCCAAAAATAAATTACAAGGAAGGGAAAGTTTACTTATTCAAAGGGTCAACTCACGTATACAAACTTCACGCCATAGAAAACAGGTTCGCGTGGATAAGTCTTAATACGTCTAATTGTCTAGCTAACGGATCGTTTAACACAGCAGAATTCGCTATTAAAACTTACCCTGACTGCGAAGAATTTGATAGTATAAAACATGCAGTTGAGAAGGGTTTTTTTAAATAAGTAGTTTAACCCTCTATCAAACGAGATAGAGAAGAGATTGAAATATTGACAGGGTTGAAAGCGTCAAAGTCATGTAGGAGGCACTAAGTAGAAAACTCTGATAAACATCTGGCCACCCCGTCAACACATTGAAACGGTCAGAGCAGCCGATCAAGTGCTCATCATAGTGAATAGTGGTTAGGTTAGGTTAAGGGTGTGAGCAATTGCACCCTTTTTTAAAACAGTAAAGATGAAAAAACACAAAGCAAATAAAGCACAAGAAGAAGCATTTAAACAAGTGGTGAAAGCTATAAATAGAGCAAAAAGTAAAGGTCTTGTATTCTACGGTAAGCAGTATAGTCTAGTTGCCTATACTAGGCAAGCAAATAATTACATAGAGAATGAGGTTGGCTTTATAGAAAGTTTAGGTACGGGCTTTAGTCATGTCCCTTATTTAGGTAATGACTGTTTACACGACTCAGGTGCAGACGATTTTGGAGATTACAAGAATTTAGAAGACGAAGAGAAGTATGGAATCTGAATACCGTTTATCATTGATTTAAACCGTTCGTACTAATACCGACAATTAACCAAAGGAATAGAGTTAAATTTGAAATAAACAAAGAGATATGAAAGCACTAAACGCACTATTAGAACTAATCACAAAATATTTTTAAGGATGAAACACAAAGTAAAAGAACATTACGTAAACGACTACTGTATCAAGTTGGACAAAGAAGAGATTAAACGCCTCGCAATAGAATCAGGGTTAATTGAATCTGAGAAGGTAGAGAAGCCTTACGGGAAGTTGTATGTGCATCATGGTAATTCTGAGTATTTGAAAGTGTTCACAGAAGAAACAGTGACATTTGGATTTGAAGATAATCATTGGACGGTTAATAAATTTTCAACAGCTTTAAGCCTTGATTTTTGGAAACCAGCCACCCAATCCGACCGTGACAAGTTCAATGAGCTACTACTTGCAAAGGCTGAGTCAATGGGGTATGAAGATGGAAACTATGAGTGTTTGGTGTTACCAAATCACACACATAAACATTATGATAGATACGTATCGCAATATGGTGATTTATATACTCATAATGAATGTGGTGCTTCTAGAAATAAAGTATTCGATGGAACAACAGGAGAATGGTCAAAAATAACAATACCAACCTTAACACACGAACAACTAGAAGAAAAGGTAGGTAAGTTTAAATACAAAGAGTCATGAAACCAACACTTAAAGCAATAGCATATATTTTATTAATGGCTGCAATGATTGTAGCTGTAAACATGGGTTAATAAAATATGATTATCTTTGACTGGATGAGTCTAGTTGTAGAGAGAATAGATAAGTATTACGGTTACGCACATAAAATAGCTGGCGACCTAGGACAAGACCTAGTGCACTTTCTAATATCAGATAAAGGTTTACTCGAAAAGACAAAGAACGTTCACCAGAAAGCATTAGACAGATACGTACATGTAAGTTTAGAGCGTGAATACCGAGACAAGTCGAGCAAGTTTTATAAGAAGTACGTTAAACCTGATGTTAGCACTGACCAAATAGACGACACTCCGACAAAAGGATATGACACAATTCCAATACATAGAATACTATTGGAGCTAGAGATTGAAGGACACACATACGAAGTAAAGGTATTCAAACAATGTTACTTTCTAAACATATCAGAGCTAGAGTTTTCAAGGCGTTCGGCAGTAGATTACAGGGTTATACGTAAAATGTGTACATTTGTTAAGGATCAAATAAGAGAAAGATATGAGTTTGAATTGGATTAGTTTAGAATTTCAACCGTTATGGATCGCGTTAGTTTGGTTCGGGGTGTTTATCGCTCACTATAAATTTAACGGTGGTTACTGGATCCGCAGAGTATTGAGACTTAGCCAGACAAAAGGATATAAGTTAATAGATTGTTTCCCGTGTCAAGCATTCTGGATCGCACTACTCGCAACACTAAACCCATTAACAGCTATGCTAGTATATTTCATGGCACAAACAACTAAGATAAAATGATAATCACAGCACAAGGAAAAGGTGATCCAGTTATATATACTGTAGACCTAGATAAGGTAGAGTATATGTATCAAATCAGACACGCAATAACGCAAGTAATGTTAATAGAGGGTTATTTACAAAGCGACATAGACGAACTATTCAACCAACAACAAGACCAAAAAGTAAAGCAAGCATGAAAAGAATCATAGAACACGAAGAGAGTCTAAACGTAGTACGACAAAAGTGCGAGACACGCCAAACAGACTTCACGGCAGAAGAGTTGAGACACTTAAACCTAGTTAACATTGAACTACAACAGAGCTACGGTAAAAAGTTTGTCAAGCCATTAGACCAGTCATGCGGGTACTGTGTGATTACGGCAATGAACTGTGTACACAATTATATTAAGTTTGAAGAGTCAAAGGACGCAGGCAAAAACAAGTCTAAACATATTGAACAAGTCAAAGAAGATCACAAACCAAAAGTAATTGAAGAGTGGGGTACAGGTAATACTTATCATGAGAATGGTGCTTTAAATATCACAGAGATTCAAGAACTCGCAGAGGAAACACACCCAAAGACAGATGAAGATTTGACAGGACTAAGCCTTAAAGACCTACGTGCCAAATTCCCCAACATTAAAGCAAGAAGCATAGACAGATTCATTGAACTATTAAAAGAACAGTAATATGATTAGCGCAAAAGATAGAATGAAGGAGAAAATAAAAGATGCTAAAAAAACATTGCCTAAAGTTGACAAAACAAGGATAGAAGGGTACACATCAAAGTATAGGATTAAGTTTGATGGTTCAAAATACACAATTGAAAATAGAGTTTTATTTTTCTTTTGGGTCAATCCACTAAAACATAGGGATCACCAATCACTAGTTATGACACCGCCAAGCATAAGAAAGTATTCTTGGTTCAAAACAGAAAGGGAAGCAATAGAAGAATACAATAATCTTATTAGCAAAACTAGCAAGCAAAGATTTAAACCAACATACAAATACGTTTAGACATGGCAAAGAAACCACACCCGACAAGAATATTCAAGACTCCAGAAGACTTACTAAAAGCATGGACGGACTACAAGACCTCACTAATAGAAGAAGGTAAGAAGTGGAAGAAAGTTCAGTATGTTGGTCGTGATGGTGAAAAGGTTACAGACTACCCAAAAATGCCACTAACATTGGCGGGGTTCAAGGTTTATTGTTATGATAATCACGGGAATGTAGGGCAATACTTTAAGAATCAAGATGATGATTATACCGATTTCCTTCCTATCTGTTCGCGTATAAGAGACGAAATAAGGGCAGATCAAATCGCAGGAGGGCTACTAGGATTCTATAATCCAAGCATAACCCAACGATTAAACAACCTTACCGACAAGAAAGAAGTAGACGTTAAAGGAGGGTTAAACATTCCAAACGTTCCCGACATTGGAGAAAGAAAATGATAGCGTTGATATATATAATATTTGGGTGTGTATCGGGTTGGTTTGGTATGAGTTTAATCTATAAGATACTTGGTAAATAAATTCCTATACACACGAGCCTATCACAAGATACTCGATCTAATAATGAACAATCCCGATGAGGACGTTTTTGTTATTTGTGGAGGTCAGGGAGCAAGTAAGACGGTTTCAATAATCCAACTACTACAACAATCATTAAGCTCATCAGCAAAGGAGGCCACGGTTTTAAGTTCCGAACTATCCAAGATGAAAAAAACGGTTGTAAGGGATTACAAAAAAATAGCGTTAGATTGGGGTATCATGCAATCAGAACAAGACTTTAACCGTTCAGAAAGCAAACACGAATACGATAACGGCAGTTACATTGATTTTCTTGGTGCAGATACCACCGACTTAGGTAAAGGGTTTAGACGCGAACTTTTGTATATCAATGAAGCGGATAGAATGGAGGTTGATACAGCAGTTCAATTCATATCAAGAGCAGGGTTAACCATCATTGACTACAACCCCGACCGTACATTTTGGGGAGACGACTACATAAACGAGAATAACTACCTACGATTAACGTTTGAAGATAACGAGTACCTAAGTGAAAGCGAGGTTAAATCTATCCTAGACTACAAACAAAAAGGGTTTTACAATCCTGAATTACCACTAGATGAACTATTCAATGAGGGTAACATTAAAAGCAAGTATTGGGCTAACAAATGGAAGGTGTACGGGTTAGGTCTTATTGGTCAATTGGACGGTGTAGTATTCGAGAACTGGCAACAAGTGGATGATATACCAAGTGATGCAAAGAAAGTGTGTACAGGAGTAGATTTCGGTTTCAGTTCTTCTAAGTTCGCAGCAGTTGACATTTACAAAATGAACGGGGCGTATTATCTCAAAGAATTAGTTTATAGTTCAGGACTGACAAACAAGCCAGCAGCACAAGCAATGATACAAAACGGTTACACACCTGAGACGGTAGTATATTGTGATTACGCAGAGCCAAAGAGTATACAAGAGTTAAAGGACAACGGAATACGAGCGACTAAATGTGAGAGCAAGAACGATATAAAGGACTTCGCAATACAGAAACTAGAAACAGGTGGTATATTTATCCATAAGAAATCACTAAATTTGATAGAAGAGATTAGAGAATGGGTGTACGATCCTAAGACAAACAAGCCTAAGAAGTCAAATAAAGATCACTTAATGGATGCGCTATGTTACGGTGTAGGCTCAGAGGGTAAGTACACGGGCGAGTATTATTAAAAGTAGAGAAGATGATAGAATATAAAATAATAAATGAAGAGTTCAACGCGAGTTTAGGTAAACGATTCACAGTAGAGGTTAACAACAAGTTAGCGTATTTCAACTACTGTTCGTTGCCTAGCATTGGATATGTTAAATCCATAGAGTCTACATTGAAAACAAATAAGAAGGATAATAAATTCCCATTCGATTCATGAGCACAGAGATAAGAATACCAAAGTCTAAGAAGGATTTACGGATTAAGCACTACAAAGCAATTAAGGAGAGTGTATTTAGTAAGCGTCCGACAGTTAGTGAGCAAGTAGTATTCTTGTCAGATTTAACAGGAGCATCATTGCATGAGATTAAGAAGCTCCCTAAGAAGGATGTGGATATTCTTTACAGGGCTTCTCTGTTATCTTTTGCAGGGTTTAAACTAAATGACTCACCACCGAAAGAAATCACGTTAGACGGTAAAGAATTCGAGTTGATTAATCCTAACAAGGTCGCAGCAGGCTGGCACATTGACTTTGATAATACAGATTTAGTTAACGATCCAGTACGTAAAGCGTGTTTGTATTACTTCCCAAAGGGTGAACGATACGGAGAAACAGACGACAATGGAAACTTAATTAACCCTATCGCAGACCGTAAAGATATATTGAGGGAACACTTACCGCTTCAAGCATTCCTAGAGGCAGACGCTTTTTTTTTGACCAAATTACACAGATCAATGCAACTACAGGCAATAAGCGAGAGGGCAGCAAGGAAGGGGGCGAAATTGAGAGATCGAGTAAGAAGTTTGTTTGGGAGAAAACCATCCATGCACTAGCAAAGGAGTACACAAACGGAGACTGGAAGAAAGTAACGGATTGGAATATCTATGTATTCGACCACCGTGCAAAGTTTCTGACACATAAATTGAAGGAAGAACACGCAGCGACAGTTAAGGCAATGCGTAAACGTAAATAAATTTGTATCTTGTGACCAATGCCAACAGAAGCACAAATACTTAAGAGTCTTAACCTTGGAAGTTCAAAGGCTGCGTTAGAAGGTGAACCAAACTCACCCCTTGCACAGTTGTTAGCTTTACAGGCTCAAGACATTATAGACGATCTACGAAAGAACCTAGTCAAATACGATGCTAACGCAAGTAACAACCTAGCACAAGACATAAAGCCAACCAAGGTAGATGTTACAGGAGATGAAGTAAGTATATCAATCGAAGCACCTTTTTACTGGAAGTTTGTAAATTATGGTGTTAATGGTAGTCTTGTAAATAGAGGTGCGCCTAGTTGGGGTAAACAACCAACAAGCGGTTTGTCTATGTCACAGGCTATGAATAACTGGTCGCGTGACCGAGGTATAACAACAGTGAACGGTAAAAGCAGTTGGACTTCAAAGAGTCATGTTCAAGGGATGAGTATGCAACAGAGGGGACAGATAGCAAGACCATTCTACTCGGATGTAGTTAACCAAGCGTTGATTACAGAATTAGAAGAACCGATAACAGAGTTAATGAAAAGAGCGATAACAATTAGAATAGTAGAGCCGTGGCAATAACATTTGAATCCATACCAAACAATTACAGCCCTAGCGGAAACCCGTTAAGCTACGTATTTAGTTCTGATCAAACAGGACAGTCAAACTTCTTTTATAAACTGGAAACCCTTTTGGACGGTTCGGTAGTTAGTGAGGACGTTGTTTACCCTCAAGCAGATGAGTACTCACAGTTTGACGTATCACCGATCATAGACAACCTTATACCTAAGCCAACATTAACTTCCGATATTGGGATCGAAGCAGAATCAATAGACCAGATTTCATTGAAGGTTACAGAGGTATATGGAAGCCCTGCGGTAGATCAAGCAACACTAACAAGTTCACAGACTTACACTTTCAAGGCTGAGTTAGAGATATCAGAATGGGAAACAAAAGATTTCGCTACTGACTATGTAAATTTAAAGTGGTTAACGGATGTTCCTGACAATAACTTCAGAGTAATTCGGGGTCAAGATGTTATGTGCAGTATATTATTAGCTGGAATAGTCAGCACAACGATAACATGGTACGACTCGTCAGGTCTTGTATTAGACACGTTTAATAGTCCACCTGCCATGTATACGCTTTTACAGCTTAACTTATCCAGCTCAAATATGATGTTATTGTACGGTGGCGGTAGTTACGATGATGTAGCATATTTTATAATTACAATTGGTATGTCTGAACAGTTGACTATTACTTATGTGGATGATTACTGCAACGGTATTCACGCTTTGGTATGGCTAAACAAATATGGAACGTTTGACCAGTACCCAATAGAGCACAATGTATCACAGAAAAGTGAGATTGAATCGAGATCATATAAGAAAAGATACGGTCAATGGTCGGGTACAGACTTTGAGTACGATCATACAAGCAGTGGAAACTTAGACTTTGAAAAGATTATAGACGATAAGGGAATGTTGGTTACAAATTACATGACTGACACAATGCAAAATTGGTTTGTAAGCGCATACGATAGCGTACAGCACTACTTATACGACCCGACAGGGTTATTGTTCAGATGTAATATTACAAACAGGAGTTACAAGAATAAACAAGGAAGGTTTGAGGACTTGATTAAAGAGGAAATGAACTACGCCAAGACAAACAACCGTAAAAGTATAAAATTGTAGATATGTGTAAATATAAATTAGATGAAGCGTTTGATAGAATCGTAGAGAAATCAGAACCCTTAAAAGAAGGTTTAACAAAGTCTAACGTAAAGAGGGATGACAAACAAGGTCGTAGATTAGCTCCACCGCCCCCACCCCCAATGCCGACTAAATTTCATTTCTAATATAGATGAACGATCAACTAATATGCAACGGTTTTCAATTAGACTTATCAAGTCGTATCGCTGTTCCTTTAAACTTCTCAATAGCAGATGTTAAGGACATAAAGAACCGTGCTAGAAAGTTCTCCAAGGAAATAGAGTTAGAAGGTACAGCAAACAATTGTGCTTTCTTTAGGTCGTTCTATAACTTCACGGTAACGGATGGTGCGGTAAACTTCGATGCAACACAAAAGACAGACGCGACACTTAAGAAGCAAGGCTTAGACATTTTCGGGAATGGTGTATTGAAGCTCAACAAGGTTACAATACTAGATGATAAGATTACATTTTATACGCACCTGTTTAGCGAGACGGTAGATTACTTTCTATTACTTTCAAATATTCGCGTATCAGAA